CATGGCCTTAACCAAACCAAATTTACGGATGTCGTCCGAAAACAACATCAATTCAAACCCTTTTCTTTCGGCAAAAACGGTAATACTTTGGTTAGTAAGGTAATATGGACAATCCACATACCTCTCCAAAAAGATAATTGTTTGCGGACTAAGTTCGATTGGTTCGGTAAATGGAATTTCGTATTCTTTAAGTTCCAATTCCGAAATCAAAAATTCGTAACCTTTATCACTTAGGCGAAAGGCGTTATCTTTTCCAACACGGTTTGACTGCCACCATGTCCGTGAATACATATCAACATTTGTTTCGTCAATGGTTTTGCCCCATTGTTGTAAAAATATTTTTGTTAATAAGTTTCGTGAAATCATTTCACGATAGTGCCTTGTGTTAATTTAACAACTTGGAAATCTTCCGTACCAAATGTTAAGTTTAATTTTTTAGCAAGGTTGTGAGCATGGCCGGGATTACTAAAAGATACTTTTTTGTATTTAGGTCCTGGATAAGATGTTAGACTATTGAAGCTTTTTAAATTAAAAGGCTCGGCTTTATAAAAAACAGCCCAAATTGCTTCGGCTTCTAAAACTTGTTCAGCTTTGTAAGTTTTTTTGTTAGTGTATTCTAACAGTATTTTTGGTTTAGGTCGACTCATATTGCGTAATTCCAATTAATTAACTACGCATATATTTATCTTTTATTTCTTGTCTTCGAACCCACCACCATCCATACTTAGACTAATAACTTCAGTATCTTGACTACGTTTAAGCTCGTTAAACATGGTTTCGTAATTAGTATTAAGTTTGTCCATACATTCTGCTAATGCAAGAGCTAGTAATCGAGATTGCTGTATAGATAACTTAATTTCTTTAGCTTGACCTGCTTCTGCACTTCTTACTTGTTGTATGAATTGTGTAAAGGGTGTTAAATTAATTTGATTTTGCATTTGCAAGTACCTGTTTCATTTCAAACTCTGTTTTAAACGGACCTTTGTATGGATAGCGTTCGATTGTAATAAGTTTTGGACAATGACTTTTGACCCAACCTTTATCAAATTTAATAATATAGTAACCTGCACAATACAAACTCTTGCTGGCATTTGATTTTGTAAATAACGGTAGTCGACGTTTAACATCATACATAGGATTAAATGGTTTACATGAAGTTGGATATCCATGACATTCATTCGGTTCAATTGCAGTAACTTTTACTTTTTCACTTTTTAGAAAAAATTCCTTACCAAATTCTTTCATTAAATCATCTTTTTTATTAAACATCATCTCGCCGCTAGTGCTCGACAGCACAAATTTATTGTTTTCTTTTTTATGTAGTGTGGCAATCTTTTCACCATCTTTTTCAACGATCCAAAATTTTCCGTCTACAATTGGTTTTGCATATATTTCTGTCATATCTATTACCTCGCAATTGTCTGTTTTGTTAAGACATGTTTTATCATACTCGCACTTTGAAAGTATGATCATTTCTTAAACCATCCTTTAATTGTTTGCCAAAGATTAACATATCTAAAATGATAATCTGTTAGCATAGGCTGTCTGTGTGGACAACGTCCTTGCCTCCAGTCGCAGTTCATTTTTATTTCCTCACCGCATGTATTACATTTCATTATTCTTCCTCTAAACTTAACGGGCCATAGAACCAAGTTTCGCTGTCATCCTGGCACCAACCTTCGCCTTCCCAACCGTCATACGATTCTTCATCCCATAGCTCGTTCATGCGTTCACGTTCTTCTTCAGACATATCTTCTGGGTAGGCAACTTCTTCCCAGCAACCATCATCTAAACTATCAAGTTCAAAGTCATATCCACAGTCAAATACACTAATGCCGTCTGGATTTTCTAAATCAATTTCAGGCTTCTCATCACTTTCGCAATAAACTTTACCCCAACGAAATCCGGTACTTCGTTTAATAGTGTTGCCGTCTTTAGTCCAAATTTCAATTTCTTCAACGTTCTTCTTTTCAGCAGTTGTTAATACCCAAGTGGCCATTTTAATCTCCTTGATATTTTGCTTGAAACGGTTCAGCATATTGCTGAATATTATCTGCAATCTTTTTCATGTCCCACGTATTACAGAATTTAAGCATACGAATGCCAACTTGTGTAACATCTTTTGGAACACAATCGACTTCGATAGTTTTATTAATAAGTGCCCTGATATCTTCAGGTTGTGCAGTTAAATCAACTAGTGTAACATTACGCTGATAATCTTCTAGTACACGGTGTTCTTGTCCATTGTGGTCAACCCATCTCTGCAGCATGAGATTGTTCCACGAAAATCCTTTGCTGGTACGATCTTCGAACGCTTCAGTAAGACCAACTTTGTTTTTAGTACCTTTAACACGCACACCTGGATACGCCGAGAAGACATTATCACTGGTATCACCACGCATACATTTTTCGAACAAGAGCCATTCTGGATTTGGGACGACTTTATCTTCGCCTGTTTTCTTGTCTTTAACACGTTTACCTTTTGCATCAAAAATTCCTTCGTGTGTAATATGATGTTCTTGAACACCGTTATACTGACTTACATTAGGAGCAATTAATTGATAAAAGTCGCTGTCTGTCGATATAATAACATGATTTGCATCTTTATGTGTTTGAATAAACCCTGCAATCAAATCATCTGCTTCTAGTTGCGGATGCTGTAATACTGTACAGTTAGTTTTTTCTGTAATAAAATTCTTAAACTCGTCAAATGCTTCCCAGAACAATTTATCTTCTTCTTGTTCTCGAACAGTCATTGCCGCACGAGTTTCTTGCCTGTTAGCTTTGTAAGGTTTATAAAAGTCTTTGCGCCACGAGCGACCTTCGAGACAGAACACTACATGTTTCCCTTCGAAGTCGTTCCATGCTTTTTTAATACTGTTAAAAGTAATGTGAAAAGCCATGCCCAACTTAATGTCGGCAGAGCCTTGAACTACGTGTCTAGCACGAAAGAATGTGTTGGCTGTATCAACCAAAATGTATGTCATTTATAATATTCCATATCTGCAGCAAAAACAAACCGATATTCATCTGAGTCAGTGATCCCGGGCCTATGCCATAGTTTACTAGGATATACGTTCCAAGTCAAGTTGTTTGGTTTTAAAAAGAATGTATCGTTAAATACCGGATAATCCATTGCAAATTCAGTGCCGGTAAGATCAGGAGTTGTTGTTACTGGTATATGTACATACCAAATTCCACTTACAGTATCAGTAGTACCATCGTTGTCACTGACATGATGATTGTGCCACATTTTATCTCGATCTTCGGCATCTTTAGCACTAGTCATAAAAACCCAACTCATTAGGTTTTTAATACGAACTTCTCGTCCTAAAAACATAAAACAAGCATAAACAAAACTTTGTCGCATTTTAAGCATAACTGGGTCTTGTCTAAAGAATAAATTTTCTTTGGTTTGAAACTTGGGACTGTTTTCGAAATAGTTTCCAGAATTGATAATTTCTTTAGATATAGATTTTAATTGATCCATATCATCTTGATTAATTAATGAACTAAAATTATATTGATCAATGTACTCGTTGTTTTCAATTATTTTCATTCTACTTCAGCTTTCCCACCGCCGATTTTGGTTACATTAATATAACCTGAACTTCTGTTAGAATCTAAACCTTCTTCGGCTAACATATTGCGGGCCAAATCTCTAAACCATCTGTCTACAATTTCTTCTTCTGGATCGTTATCAAATCCGTATCCTGCTTTTTTTAATTCGGTGATAAAATTATCATTCCAATCTAGTTCAAAAAATCCGTTACGTACATTATCCGGATTTACTTTTGTATCTAATACAGCAACCCACGACTCCCCACGGGCAGTAGCACGTTCTTTTGGAGTTAGTTTGGCTTGAATTTCGTCTGCTTTAGCTTTAGCCGTTTCCGACTGTGCGTGTTCTTTTTCTGCAAGTATCTTATCAATGCCAAACAGTTTTCTAATAAATTGTTTCATTAAGTTCCCCACTCATTTTTAAATAACGGCACTTGCAGTCTATCGCTATAGCGCCATCCACGCTTCATTGCCGCCAGTGCTACATTCTTTGCGTTAAGGGTGTAAACACTTTCAACGCCGCCTACTGGCATTAGATAAACATGTCCTTTAAATCCAGCGGCACGGAACGCACCTACAGCACACTCCGCATCTGCAATGTCTTGTTCTGTTGCTACAACAAATTTAAGATACGCTGTACCTACTTCTTCGTATTCACAAACAACTTCAGGACAAATTGCTTCTTCCCACTTTTCACCACTTGCTGGTAATTTAGCACTAACACTAAATGTGAGTTCTCTGCCTACTACACTATTCCACTTTTTCAAGAAGCCTTTAAACTCTGGTGTAAGTTTTTGAGTACCATTTGTTTCAAATGTAATCTCTTTTAAGTCACGCATCTTAGTGTTATTGATCAAGTCTGGATATGCACGTTGCCAACCTAGCAAAGGTTCGCCGCCTGTAATAACTAAATGTTCTTCTTTCCAATGATCTTGCGGAAGAATTTCACAAATTCGATCTGCAATAGCTTCACTAGTAAGCATTGGCGACAAATCTTTAAAGTCAGGATGCCATGACGCATAGCTGTCACAGCCTGTGCTGACTAAGGGCAAGTCTTCATATTTCATAAAAGACTCAATCATAGTATGTGTTGCCGCAATGTCTGTTGCTTCGTGACTTACTTCACCTCTCGGCATACCAAAGCCTGCACATTTAAAGTTGCAACCAAATGTGCGTAGAAACACAGACGGGACACCCATGTAGCGTCCTTCACCTTGAATACTGTAAAACAGTTCCGCTATTTTAATTTTACTCATTTTCATCTCTTTCTAAAAACTGACTTACTTGATGTTCTGCGTCTTGAATTGATTCTGCCCATACTGTAAAAGTAGCAATGCCTTTACTAGCATATAAGTCAAATGGTACAGTGCCTTGCGGTAACCAATTTTCGCCTACTTCACGTTTAATTTCAAACTTATTTAGGTCTGTAGTTTTCATACGATAGATAAGTTCATCTGTTAATTGTTTTGCTGTGTTCATGCACAATCTCCTTGTTCTGCTAATTTAGCAGTTGCAGATTTTTCCTTACGTTCTGACCTAAACCCTTCAACGTCTTTAATAGCACTCTTTAAAGTTTCTGCATAGTTAAGTGCCTGTTGTTTATTTAGGTGTACACTTGATTCGGTGTCAATATATCCCTTAGTCAACAATGTCCAAATGTGATACCAACGGGTCTTGGACCAATAGTTTGTTTTACCTGTAGTATAGATGGTAACAACAATGTCACAATCATCTGCTTCTACCCACATATTATGATTATGATTTTCGTCCCCACAATTACAAGCAATACGATACACTCTTGAGTCGCCCCAATCGTTTGTTTTCATTATGCCTTCTGCTGGAATTTGTATTTTCATTGGAAAGTTGGCCTCTCGAATGTTTTAACTTTATTTCTACTATCCGAAATATTATCAACCATACGATTATAATCATCTTCGCTCATAGCACTTTTATAAATGGTCAAGGCTTGTGTCATCATAATAGCTGCAACTTCCATAGGACCGTATTCGCCACACATCTTATCTGCAAATTCTAAAAAATTATTATATAAATCTTGTAACTTATCATCGGTCATCTTGAATATTCCTGCTGTAGTTTAATGTTATCAAAGAATTCTTTCTTTGTACCGTGGTCATCTTTAAATGCACCTTTCAGTACAGTAGTTTGTGTTAGACTTGAATGCGCCATAATGCCACGATTCTCACAACAACCATGTGTTGCTTGAATGTATACACCTAAGTCTGTTGCGCCTGTGGCTTTTTGGATTTCCCTAGCAATGTCATTACAAAGTTCCTCCTGGAGAGTACCTCGACGGGCACACCACTGAGCGATCCTTGTATACTTGCTAAGTCCGATGAGTTTCTGAGCCGCAATAATACCAATATAAGCAACGCCAGCAACGGGTTGGTGATGATGGCTACACATACTGCGAAGCTCGCTACGAACAACCAACATACCTTCGTAACGGTCCTCTGTATCATTTGGAAATGCTGTTGCGTCTGGTGCTGGTTCATATCTTCCTGCCATTATTTCGTTAAAGTACATTTTTGCCAATCGGCGAGCAGTACCTTTGCTGTTAGGATCGTTTTCACGATCAATAAGCAATCTATCAAGCACTGTTTCAAATGCTTCAGTTGCTTCGTCTATTAGTTTTTCTTTATCTTGTTCGCTAACATAGTCGCTGATGTTATCGCCTGCCCAGAAACGCTTTTGTTCACGTTTCATTTTAAAGCGGAGATAGTCGCCTAGGTATTTGCCTTCTTGATAGCCGCCATCACCTGCCATTGCGTCAAGTGCTGTTTCTTTTTTAATATATACGGGCTTGCCTAGTGGCTCGTATTTGTCCTCAATAAACTCTCGAGGGTCAGGAGCGTTCATTGTTGGATCTGGTTTAAATTCGTTTGTCATTAATTTTCC